CAAATAAATAGTAAGCATTTGATAAGGTTGTGACCTCAGTTAAGGTCAGCACAAAGCTATTAGTTGAGTCTTTCTCAAGATATATCATACCTATATTGTACTTAGCGAATTTTTTAATTAAAAAAAAAGGGTTACATTTCTGCAACCCCTCTTTATCTATGGAGAAAAGAATAGATTTATGGTGCTGGTGTAATTAAAATAGTCACTACTGACTCTTCAATTTGGTAAGCCAAGAATTCATTCTCAGCTAAAAGAGTGATAGAGTACTTACTACCATCAGCTCTAGCTGTTCCAGAGCCTTCACCAGTTGCAGTCAACTGCAAGTATGGAAAAAACCAATACAAGCCATTTGCATCTTGAACAATACCACTTAAGTACTGCTGACCTGATCCAAGTACTTTGATAGCACTAGACTTGATTGACTCACGTCTGTGAAACATTAGGTTAATAGTCTGAGTTACAAATGAAGACCCATTGATAATGTCAATGTTGGACTCCTCAGTGTAGCTTGAAGTGTTGCGTCTGAATTCAAACTCAATAAATGGATCAGCTCCACCTACTAAGTCTAAAGTGTCAATTAAGTAATCATCAGCTGGATCAACTGACAATGTAGTCATGTCTACATTATCTTGTAGATTGACGTAAAATTTATAGATACCCCCAGTATTGTTGTCACAAGACTTTTGTATCGTTTGAAGTGCATCACAGCTCATGTTTTCTTATATTTTAAAGTTAAAAAATAGGGAGATATTACTACCTCCCTTTTATGTCTTAGATGTAGAATGGGTTGTACAACACTATCTCAGATGGGTTAGTGTAGTGGAAACCTACCTTCATGTTAGCTCTTGTTCTCAACACTGGCTCAGCAACTGAGTCAGATAAGTTGATTGCTTTTAAAGCCTTAGAATCACCTTCAGCATCAAACGCATAGATTAGGTTGTTTTTCAAAGTCAATAAGATAGTGTTGTCAGGCATACCCTCACAAGCTACTACATTGATTCCTAAGAAAGTTAATCCTAATGGTAAAGTAACGAATGTTTGAGTGTTACCTTGTGCCGCTTTCAATTCGTATGCATTAGCTACATTTGTAGATACATAAAATCTTAAGTCAGCTTTTCTTCTTACAATTGAATTAGGAGCCGCATTCAATACAGATTCCATAACTGTCAATACATTTGAAGTAGTCACTACACCATCATACAAGCCAGTGATAGCCGCATCATAGAACATTGGAAATAAGTAGCCAGTACATAATGATAATAATGGATCTTCAGATGCATCATTACCTTGCCATCTTAATAACTCAATATCTTGACCAATTACCATAGCCATTTCATTCCAGTAGTAAGACATGAATGAAGGTACAGTAAAGTCACCATTTGATCCTTTAGTCATTTGTAATGCTAAGAATGATTGCTCTAAGTCAAATTGACAAAGCTCAGCCATTGCTGATAAAGAACATACGTCAATGTCAATAGCATCAAGTACATCTGTACTAGGAGAGAAAGCACAGTTATATGCTTGCAATACTTGACCAAATACTACATTAGCTAATTTGGTCTTAGACTTTACACCAGGCAAAGTTCTGAAGTTGTTAGGAATGTCAGGAGAAGACAAATATGCCTTTGAATAGAACTCCTCTGGATTCGCAGCTAAAAGTGCGTTTGTTTCGATGTCAAGATCGAATTTAAGGTTACGTGTCATTTTATTTTGATTTTGAAAATTTTACAAATTCTTTGAACTTTTCATGCGAGCTCAACGCCACTGGTGCTACTTCCTCTTCAGCATCTACTGCTATAGATTCCTCAATTTGATTTTTCAATCCAGCTATCATAGCAATAACTGAATTCATGTGCTCCTCTAATAAAGGGCGTACAATAGAGATAATAGCCTCAGCATCTAATGCTGGGTCAACAGCCATAGCCACTGCTGTGTCTGCCTCTTCTTCTTCTTCTTCAGCTACTGGTGTTTCAGCCGCTACAGCTTCTTCTTCTTCAGCTACTGGGTCAGCAGTCATTTCGGTTGGTACATCTTTAATCTCAACAACTTCTCCATCTGTAACAATGTAGATTTTGCCTTCAATAAGATGCTCTCCATCAGGTAATTTCATAGTATTTAATTTAATTTGTTCCGATAATTTCATCCCTAAAAAGCCTTCAATAGAGTAGCCAACCTGACCTGACTCAACAAGCTCATCATAGTAAGCTCTATCTGTCACTTGACTTGTTAACATCAGTGTTCCCTTAGGAGCTTCAATGCCATAAGTAGTGAATGCCTTGTCAGTAGTTGGGTTGTCTACTATCCAAGCCTCTAAAATGTAAGCTGGGACTTTCTTAGTAGTGTCATGCTCTAAGTTAAAGATGTCTTTGTTCTGTAGATTCTGCATGAACTTAGAGTGAATCTGCTCAATAACCTCAGCTGAGAATTGAACGTCATACTCTTCACCATCTTCATCTTTGCGATAGATATTCATAGGAATCATTGCTGGTGCAACAACTCTCATTTTTACATCATCTTTGAACGTCATTGCAACATGAGAATTGAAAGCCATCCCTTTAACCTTAATAGCAGGCTTTGAAGTAAAGGCAATCATTTCTATGCCTAAGTTTTCACCATCAGCATACTCATCCTCAATTGTAATTTTATAGACTGGTCTATCCATGCCTATATTGTAAAAAGTATTATATTTGTTAAAAATTAAAATCTATGGTAAATATTTTAGGCTTTGACGTACCTAACCAACTGAATGAGTTAACTGTACAGCAATTTGAAACAATAACAACTATCCATGCTGACATTGAGCTAGATGTTATTGACAAGCATTTGCAAGTGTTTGAATTCTTAGGAGTGCCAACAATCAAATGGGACGATGTTGAGATTGAAGAGTTCAAAGAGATAGTAAAATCTTTCAATGACTTATCAGGAAAGCCTGAGCTAGTGAGCACACTTGAGATTGATGGATACACTTATGTAGCATTTGAGGATAAGTTCAAGCTATCTGTAAAAGACACTAAGTCAATTGAGAAAATAATGAACTCCAAGCATAAAGGCTATCTGTCTGAGTTGTTAGCTGTCCTATTCAAGCGTACTGATTTGACCAAAGTAGAGCACTACACAGATGCACACATTAAACTGAAAGCAAAGTTGATCAGAGAATTGAAAGCGGAGTTAGCTGTGCCATACCTAGTAGAGATCGGTCAAAAATTATCTAAACATATACCTAAGGATGCACCTACCGAAATCGTGGAGTGAGATTGATGTCTTACAGTTCAAAGAAATTAGAGAGCTGTACACAATCCCTGAGGTGTTCAATAGAGAGATAGAGATACTTGCCATACTAGCTGATGTCAGTTCTGAAGAGCTTGAAGACCTTGATATTGAGGAAGTGAGTGCTATGATTAGTCAAATAAAGTTCGTTAACTCTGAGCCATCTAAGCAATACAAGCATCAAGTAGATGACTATCACATCAAGCCACTAGATAAGTTGACCATTGGTGAGTATATTGACCTTGAGTTCTACTTCTCAAAAGACTACAACCAACACATTGGTCACATTGCATCTATCTTTTATAGGCAAAAGACTACCAATCAATGGGGTGTAACTGTATTTGAGCCTTATGACTTCAGTCCTAGACAAAGATTTGAGCTCTTTGATGAGTATCCGATCAGTTATATTTATGGTATTATCCCTGAGTTTATATCTTTTAGAGAGAACTTTATGAATACTTATGGTAATCTATTTCATGATGATAGTGAAAGTGATGACGAAGAGGATAAACCTACCACATCTCAGGAGTCTAAGGACTTACAGCTCAAGAAAAGTGAAATGAAGTGGGGATGGGAGAGACTAATCTACTCCCTATGCAATGAAGACTTGACAAAATTTGAGGATGTCACCAACCTCCCACTTATAATGACCTTCAATATGTTAGCTATGAAAAAAGAATTGAGTCTTTAGAAATCTAGTGTGTCAAAGAACTCACCAAACAAAGGCTCAAAGTCATAAATCACAACTACCTTTTGACGGAGCAAACCTCCAAGTTCTAAGATAGGGAATTTCTTAGCTAAATTAGCCACGTATTGACCGTACATTTCATTGATAAGCCCCTCTTGCTCAAGTCTTTTATTGAATTTACGCACCAAATCATAAGGAGCTATCCATGTCGTACCATTGTTTAGGAATCCAAAGTAATAAGCGGCTATAATTTGAATGCGAAGGTTACCCTCAGTACTCACTTTGGCATTGATACGCACTGACTCATA